GTCCATGTTGGACGGCGGCTTTTTCATGCAAAGGAGTGATGGGAATTGACCATATTGGAACGGTTGCGCAGTGCGATACGGCCCCGCGCGGAAACGGAAGGAAAGGTAATCACATTCATGGATCCTTCTGAATGGAGGACGGGAGGATCCATTTTTGATGGCCAGTCAACAACGTCAATGAAGATCAGCGCGGTCAATGCGGCGGTGGCGATTCGGAGCGACAGCTTCGCGAAGTTACCCGTGTTCGTGATGAATGAACGCACAAAGGAACGGGTGGAAGGGCACTACCTGACGCGGTTGCTAGCCGGACGGCCAAACGAGGCCATGACACCGTTTACGCTGAAAAAACTGCTTGAAGTATGGCGGCTGCAGTATGGAAACGCGTACATGCTGCCTGTCCGAAGCAACAGCAACGGGAAGCTGCGTGAGCTGATTCCACTACATCCAGATTTAGTGTTTCCTCACATAGATGACGCTGGAATCCTTTGGTATGTACTGACAAACCCGCAAACCGGAGAAAGACGGAAAATTCGGAGTTGGGATATTGTTCACCTAAAGGAATACAGCGAAGATGGCATTACAGGCATATCGGTACTAAGCCGCGCGGCGCAGGTGATTGGAACCGCAGCGCGGCAACAGCAGCACGAGCAAAAGTTCTACGAGCAAAGCGCACGACCGAGCGGCGTGCTTTCTGTGGATGCACCGCTGGAACAAAAAGCGCGCGATGCGGTGCGCAAGGAGTGGGAGAGCGTTCATGCGGGCACAGATAACGCGTTCCGTGTGGCGGTACTATCTGACGGGCTGAAGTATCACCAGATTGGCATTAGCCAAAGGGACGCGCAGTTTATAGAGAGCAAGGACGTGACCGTCGCGGACATTGCCCGCTTTTACGGTGTGCCGCTGTACAAACTGCAAAGCGGAAAACAAAGCTACTCAAGCAACGAACAGAACGGCATTGAGTATGTGGTAAGCGGAATTCACCCGATTGTACAGCAAACGGAAGAAGAGTTTACCTACAAGCTGTTGTTTGAGAAGGAACAGGCGGCCGGGCTTGAAGTGCGGTTCAACATGAATGCAGAGCTACGCGGCGATATGGCCGCACGCGGCGCGTGGTATGAAAAAATGCGTCTACTGGGAGCGTTTAGCCCCAACGATATTTTAGCGTTGGAGGACATGCCTCCTGTGGCTGGTGGTGAAACGCGGTATGCAAGCCTGAACTACGTGCCGCTGGAACTGTTTGAGCAACTAAGCATTGACCGAAACAAGAAGGATGGAGGGAGCAAATGAACATACAGGATGCAGTAAAAAAGGCTGCAAAAACCGGAACAACCATACGGCGCAAGAGCTACCCCAGGGGGATCATTTGCGTATTGCCGACGAACACGCCACACGGGTGCCTGCTGGTATCGCCAATGGGCTGCCGGGTGGCACAGTACAGATGGCAGCCCACGCTTGATGACCTGGCGGCGGGAGACTGGGAGGTCGACGAGAAAGAAAAAGACCTTCTCTGCGGCAGGACAGGCACAGATGACGGCGGTGGTACAGAGGGTAACGGTGCGGACGAAAACGGCGCAGGAGATGGAGACGAGGTGACGGGAGATGAGACAACCAACATTCTGGAACCTGATTAAAGCCGAAAACGGGCAAAGTGCGGAGTTGCGGATCATCGGAGACATTGTAGACGATGATACAGCATGGTTTTATGAGTGGCTTGGCTGGAACTGCACATCCCCTGGCGAGATACGAGCACAATTGGCAGATCTTGGTGGTGCGCCGCTGACTGTGTGGATTGACAGCTATGGCGGGGATGTTGTGGCCGCGTCCGCAATCTATACGGCGCTGATGGAGTACAAGGGCGACGTGACTGGGAAAATTGATGGCGCTGCCTATTCGGCAGCGTCTATCATTGCCATGGCATGTGACAAGGTGCTGATGAGCCCAACCGCTACGATGATGATCCACCTACCGTGGACGCGGACAGAAGGAAACGCGAACGACATGCGCCATACGGCGGATGTGCTAGACCAGGTGAGCGAAACGCTCATAAATGCCTATGAGATCAAGACCGGGAAACCACGATCCGAAATCAATGCACTGCTGGAAGCGGAAACATGGATGAGCGCACAAAAGGCGATCAGCCTTGGATTTGCGGATGGAATGCTCTATGAATGGGAGAGCGAAACGGCGCAGGATGGCGTTGTAGCGCAGGCAAAGCGCGTATACGCCATGGCGAAAAAGGGAAAAGAGCTGCCAGCAATGGCAAAAACCGAAGAAGATGACTGGGCAAAAAGGGCGGCTATGCGGCTGGCCTTGGAAGAAAAAAGGACATAAGAGGAGGTTATAAAAATGCCACGGATTCATGAACTGAAAAACGCGAGAAATGGTTTTCTGGAACAGGCACAAGCGGCCTTGAATGTACACGATCAGGCCGCTTATGACAGCGCGATGGCAGAAGTAGACAGGTACAACTGGGATATCGAGCAGACGGAACGTTTGCAGGCGGAGCAAGGGCGCTTTGCTGACAATGATGCCAGCATGGTAGCACTGAGCACGGCGATGGCTGCGCGCCGGGAGGAAGAAGCGAATCTCTCCCGCGTGGATACAGCAAGAAGCGGAAATGAATACATGAACGCTTTTGTTGACGCAATCCGCAATGGTGTAACGGTGCGGAACGGAAAGAATGATAACGCATATGCGCCGCTATTCGCAGCGTTGAAGGAAACAGGCGGAACGCCGGAAGGCGCAGACGGCGGCTTCCTGGTTCCGATTGATTTTGACAATCGTATCAACGAAGTGCGCCGGGCTCTGTCTCCGCTGGCGGATGAATTCACACTGGAACTGGTCAACACATTGACCGGATGGCGCGTAATGGACAATGCGCCCGGAGACGGCTTTGAAGTGGTAGATGAAATGAACGAAATCCCCATCGAAGACCAGCCGTCCTTTAAGAAAGTCACATACCGGGTGGAGAAGTACGGCCAAATCGTTCCCGTCAGCCGTGAACTGGTTGATGACAACGCTGCCCAGGTGATGAATTACCTTGCGCGGTGGTTTGGCAAGAAGTCGGTTATTACCGAGAACATTATTCTGCTCAAGCTGCTGGAATCGCTGACACCGGTTGCGATTTCCACGGGCGATGAAGTGCGGAGAATCAAGCGGGCGCTAAATGTGACGCTAGATCCTGCTATTTCTGCGAACGCGATCATTCTGACAAACCAGGACGGGTTTTCCGCTCTGGATGAGCTGGAAGACAGCACTGGCCGGCCGCTGCTGCAGCCGGATGTAACAAACCAGGCAGAGTACAGGATCTTTGGCCGCCGCGTTAGGGTAATGCCGCGAAGCGCGATGCCCAATGGAGACGGTACCGCACCGCTGTATGTTGGCGACTTTACACAATACGGCACGCTGTTCCGCCGCAAAGCGTTTGAGCTTGCCTCCACGGATGTTGGCGGAAACGCGTGGCGGACAGACTCCATTGAAACGCGGGGCTTGATGCGCCTAGATGCGCAGCGGTTTGACACGGAGGCGGTAACGGCGCTTACCATACCGACTGCATAAAAAGTATCGGTAGGAACGCAATCATTTAGGATTGCGCGGTGAAAGGAGATGGGCGAACATGCCAGCCACAGTAGAAAGCTTTAGAGAATATGCACGGGTTGACGTGGATGATCCCGTAGTGGATTTGTGCTTTGAAGCGGCGATTGAGGCGGCGCGTGCGGCTGGCGTGCCGCCCTTTGAAAAAAATGCGCAATATGATCTATTGATCTATGCGTTGGCACTGCACTACTACGACAACCGGGGATTTGCTTCCATCGCAACCCGTGGCGTATCGTCTCAGGATGAATGGGTAACGAGGAGGATAACGTCTTTCCTGATTTCGCTAGGAATTTACGCAAAAATCATCCAGGAGGAAGGCAAAAATGGCGGTACATAATGCGTCAGAACTCCGCCATAGGGTATCTTTCCAACGACTCGCAGAAGAACGTTTTGATAAAGATGGCTACCAGATACTGGATGGAAGCGAATGGATGGAAGTGCGGAAGGTGTGGGCGCTTGCACGCGATGTAAGCGGAAAAGAATTTATGGAAGCGTACGCTACGCAGATGCTGAACATTGTAACGTTTGAAACGCGGGCAATACCGGGCTTACCTATTGACAACGACTGGAGCATTGTATTTCGTGGGCGTCGGCATGAAATCATCCACATTAACCACCGGGATTACCGGGGGCAATGGTGGGAGATTAAGGCGCGCGAGGTGCGGGCGGAAAGCAGGGAGGAGGTGCCCGGCGATGGCGAATAGCCAGGTAAGGATGGATATGGCCGGGATGGATGCCCTGCTAAAAAACATCCAGCGCATGGCCGGGCCGAATGCGGCAGCCATTGAAGAAAGGGTGCTAAGGGAAGCTGCCGAGCCGATACTCGCAGAGGCACAGAAACTTGTGAATGT